ATCAAATCCGGCCAGACCTGGCTGGACTTCGTTTATGGAGCGACGCCGGAGCTTGCCGGTATCAACCGCAAACCTGTTTTCGATCGCATCGACGAGATGCCGAGCCTCGCTAATTACGGTTTGCCGGCCGATGTCGCGATCTTCTCGCCGTTTGGCTACTCGCAGGGCAAGCGCTACCCGCTCCAATTGCTCGCCGAACAGGCAAAGAAACGAATCGGCGAGGCATTCATCACGCTGGCCGACGCAGGACAGGCGGATGCTCTGGCAAGGGCGGGAATCGCCAAGGAATCAATCCTGACGGCGCGCCGATCCTCGCATCTCCCGCGCTTGCTGCGGGATGCTAGAGCGGTTTTCACGATCAACTCGGCGCCGTCGGTGATTTGCGGGGCCGTGCGCAGCGAGTTCTGGCACGTCCTCGAGGGCGATCCACAGAACGACGCGATCTCGCCGGCATCACGCATCGTTTGACGTTTGCGACTATGTTATGGCCGCAGTTCGAGACTTCGATTCAACACAACTTCAGGCAGATTATGACGCTATCTTGGCGCAGGCTGGCGTCACGTTTACTTGTCAAAATACGACTGTGACCGGAGTTTGGGGATCAAGCTCGGAGCTGCTCAACCCATTCGAGGAACAGCGTCGCGATGAGATCCGTTACACGGTTTTTCTAACGTCGTCGCAACTGACGACATTCCCGGCAATCGCTTCGACGATCGTCAGAAACGGAGTCACTTTTTTCATCAATAAAATTGAGTACGACGCTGAGGGAACGGGCATGAATCTCGACGTGATCAAATCAATCAAATGATCAAAGTCGACGCAGACACCCTCGATCTAAGCACCGCGCTTACTGCTCTGGCGAAATACGCCAAAGTCGATTTTGGCGCGGTATATAAGCAGGAAGCGCAGTACCTGGTGCGCGAGGTGCTGCGATTTACTCCGCCAAAAACAGCCGGCCAAGGGAAAGCTGCGGTCGCGCGAGACATCGGAAGAATAGCCACAACCCTCGACGCAAACTCAATTCAGGCGTCTGCGGACGGTCCGCGATCCATGTTTAACACGCTTGCGAAATACGTCAGGAAACGGGAAAACGGGAAGCTCAGGACATATTTACAGAATCCTCATTTCCGCGACTGGAATTCTAGGATTCTTTTATCGTCCGTAGATGAGATTCGAGATGCTCACGTCGGGATGTCAGGAGGCACCGGAGGACTGAGAAACCGAAGAGGCAATGTGGCAAAAAATAAACGCTACGTTGCGTATGCATCAGATCTTAAAAAGTATCTGCGAGAAGTGCAAAAGCGCGTCGGATGGGCCGCGGCCGGCTGGCAGGCGCTGGCGTTGCAATGCGGCGCGGACAAATTAGGCGGGACGAAAAAGTGGTCTGCTAAAATTGGGTCAGCAGCAGGAACAGCCGACACTAATTTTAGCGGAGACGGAAAGCCGTTTATTATTGCCAGGGCAAAGAACAACAAGATTCCCGACTACCAGAGGATGATCGACGGAGCAGTACGCAGTCGCACAAAAACGACCGTTATGAAGCTCGAGCGAGTGCTTAACGATCGCGCCGTAAATTTGGGGTTCACGAAAATTCCGAAGAAAATGGCTTCCGTGTCCTAAGGTTTACAATCTACGCAATGAGCAACGCACGAACAGACATCCGCACCAACGCCGCATCGACTCTCGTTGCCGCGGCAATCGTCGGCAGTAATGTTTATCAAGGTCGAGGAAACATTCTGGATCCATCTAACTTTCCTGCGATTTACCTGTACGCTGTCACGGAATCCATCGAGACGCAGACGATCCGACCAACCGGGCGCACGCAATATCGCAAGCTTGATTTGATGATAGATTACTACGCAGCGCAGACGGTTACCACGGTCGTGATTGATAATCAATTTGACACCGCTTCCGCTCTTATTGAGTCGGCGATTGAGGCGAATCCCACGCTCAATGGAGCCGCTGGAGATACGCTTTTGACGAAAGTTGAATATGTAATCGACGACGAGGAGCGGCTCTGGGGATGCGCGCGTCATAGTTTTTCAGTTATCTACACCACTAAAATCTAATTTCAAATGGCTACTTCATTAGGCAAATCCGGTTATCTTAAATTCTCCGCGGTTACTGTCGGAGAGTTGCGCAGCTACGTTCTCAACAGTTCCTCTGAGACGGTAGACGATAGCGTTTTGGGAGACAACTTTCGGACGCGAAAAGCGACGATGAAAACATGGAGCGCGAGCGGTGAAGTATTCTGGGATCCGCTAGATGCCGGACAAGTTGTCTGCACGATCGGAAATAGCGTTACCGTAAACCTCTATCCGCAGGGTATCGCAGCGTCTTCGACTTACTACACGGGCGCAGCAATCGTCACTCAGTTCGACACGAAGGCCGGTCTGGATTCGATGGTAGAAGCATCGTTCGCGGTAGTCGGAAATGGTGCGCTCAGCGTTGCGACGGTATAAAAATATATGTCCGAAGCCATCGACAGAGTCCGCGCTCACTTCGATTCAATTTCTAAGAGCAAAAAAATTGAGGTTCCCGAATGGGAAATGACGATTTTCTCTTCCCCAGTTACGTTATCAGAAAAAAATCGTTTATTTAAAAAAGGGACCGACGGAAACCTTGAGCTGCTCGTGGATGTTTTGGTTATGAAAGCGTGCGACGAGAGCGGCAAAAAGCTGTTTGATATTTCGGACCGACCGACCTTTTTAAACCACGCAGATTCAACTGTCATCGGCCGAGTTGCGGCGGAAATTATGGATTCAAATTCTCCCAAAGGTGATGAGCTAAAAAACTAATGAGCGGAGGTCAGGTTTCCGGTGGTTGTCCTGATCTCATTGTCGTTTATTCGATTGCTAGTCGCCTGGGAAAATTTGCCCACGAAGTTTTGGAAATGCCAGCCTCAGAAATTGACGGCTGGCTTTCTTTTATAGCGATGGAAAACGAACGTAACAAATAATCGAATACAATGGCCGACGCAGTCATCAACATCAAGGGTAACGATCAAACCCAAGCTGCGTTTCTGGCTGTAAAGAAAGCGTTATCGGAAATGAGCGCTAACGCGAAAGCAGCTGGCGCAAGTTTTTCATCCGTCTTCGGAGCTTTCAGCGCAGTTCTTTCCGTAGGATCAATCATTGAATTCGGAAGGTCTGTAGTCAACCTGGGCGGACAGATTAATGATCTCTCAGTACAGGCGAATTTAAGCACAGATTCGTTTCAGGCTTTATCAAATATTGGACGAGATTCCGGAGTTGATTTTGAGATGATTGCAAAATCATCGGAAAACTTACGCTCGAAAATTCAAGACGCGGTTTCTGGAAACAAAGAGGCTATCGCTTCGTTTTCGAAATTAAATGTCACAGCTCAGGAGCTTAAGGCCATCGGACTTGAAAAAGCTTGGTCAGTCATCGGCATTAAAATTCGAGAGGCCACGGATAAGTCGGAAGCGTTCAACGCGGTATCCGATATCTTTGGAGCGAAGATTGCGCCAAAACTAAAACAAGTTTTTGACGAGCTTGGTAAAAGCAATTTGGAAGATCTCGGTAAGAAATTTAAAGACCTCACGCTCAGTCCTTCTCAGCTCAAGGCGCTCGACGATTTTGGAGATAAGACCGCGGCAAATACTCAGAGGCTCAAAGCGTTCGCTGCTCAGTTAGCCTTAAATTTTATTGAATACAAAGCGGTTAGCGCGGCACAAACCGGACTCGTTTTGTTTCCGCAAATTGGGAAAATAAAAGGTCTGGCCGAGGAGAAGGCTCCGGCCAAGGACATCATGGCTGCAATTGCTGCTAAAGAGCAAATTGCGCTCATTGACGAACAAACCAAAGCGACGATGACACTTGCCCGGGCAGAGACAGAGCGCGCCGCTAGATCGCTAGCTTACGACGAGGCGCAAAAAAGTTTAAGGGAAGGCCGCACCGCAGGAATGAAAGCGTTTCTCAAAGCCGATGAAGATGCTTTTGACGTTCTCATAAAAAAGCAAAAAGAGGACAACGATTCGACTGCAAAGCTCAGAGAGCAAAACGAGAAACTTGCTTCGACGTTTAAGGATTTAGGCAATCCGATGAGGAGCTTTCAAAGAGATTTACTAGAAATTGATCGACTGCAAAAAGACGGAAAATTGACAGCGGAAGAAAGCGCAAAAGCCATTGCTCAAATCAACGACGAAATTCTCGCATTTAATACGTCTTCCGGAATGAAATTTCAGACCGATCAAATGGAGACCTTTCGAGACATTGCGATGAAATCTGGCGAAATCGTTTCTCAGAGTTTTGAAAATGCAATTTTCAGCGGTAAAAAATTAGGAGAGGTCTTAAAAAGCCTGGTCCTTGATTTCACTCGGATGATCTTTGCGCAGACCGTGACAAAATCGCTCGCGTCTTCCGTTGCCGGAATCTTCGGCGTGTTACCTTCAGCCAGGGCATCTGGAGGTCCGGTCAATTCAGGATCTCCTTATCTGGTCGGAGAAAAAGGGCCGGAGCTATTTGTCCCGTCGTCGTCCGGATCAATCGTGAGTAACTCAAAAATTAACACCGGCAGCGGATCTTCGGCCGGCGGCAGCGGCGGCGTGACCGTGAACTATGCGATCGCGGCCGGCGTCAGCCGCGCCGAGCTCGTCCCGATACTCGAGTCGGAGCGCAAGCGGCTCAAGGCCGAGATTCCCGATATGGTTCGCCGCGGCGGCGCGTACCGGACCGCGTTTGCTTGAGATTTTAGACGCTTATGGCCATCTCCTACCCTCTTACTCCTCCTTCTCCGTTTAAGGTCTCAAAATTGAGTCTAACGGGAATGTCCGCAACCTCGCGGAACATCTCGCCTTTCACGTTTCAGACGCAGCAATACAACTGGAGCGGCCAGGCGTGGATGGGCTCGGTCGAATGTCCGCCGATGGTGCGCGCGGATGCCGAGGAGATCATTGGCTTCCTGCTGGCGGCGCAGCGCGGCACGTTTTATTTCCAAGACTACGCAAACCCAAGTCCTCGAGGTGCCGTGACCGGAACGCTCACCGTCAATACTGCAACAGCGAACACGTCTACGCTTGGGATTTCTGGCGCCACAGGCAGCTTTGCGGTCGGCGACTGGCTGCAAATCTCAACGTCGCTTTACAAGGTAATCATCGCGACATCATCGAGCTCGGTGGAAGTGTTCCCTGCTCTGAGAAAGTCTTACGCAGGATCAACGCCGATCACAAAAACAAACGCAAAGGGAGTCTTCCGCTTGGCAGATCCAAAAACGGACTGGTCCATCGAGCTCGCGGGAATTTACGGCATCGCATTTGGAATCGTCGAGGACGTCGAAACATGAGTATCACCAGCGCAGGCCGCGGTCTTTCGGCCAACATGGTTTCCGATGTCACCGCGTCGCAACTTTCTCCGGTGCTCCTTGCGAGTCTGCAATTCTCGACTCCGGTGTATCTCTGGACTGGATACGGTAACATCTCGAGCGGAGGCGTGACGTACCTGGGGCTCGGTACTTTCGGCAACATCTCGCAAGTCGAGGAAACGACTGATCTGGCGGCACGCGGGATCTCAATGCAGATCTCCGGTGTTCCGACGGCAAACGTCGCGATCGCTTTGACCGAGCAGTACCAGGGCCGGACGTGCGCAATCCTCTTCGGGACGCTCTCGCCGACTGCCGGCACGCTCGTCTCGTCACCGGTCACCGTGTTCTCGGGCCGCATGGACGTGATGCAGATCTCCGATGACGGACAGAGCGCCGACATCACGATGACCGCGGAATCTCGTTTGATGGATTTTAAACGTCCCCGGGAGGTGCGTTATACTGACGAGGACCAGCAGACATTTTTCCCGACTTACGCTTCAATCACCCTGCCGGATCTCGGTCTTGAGTTTGTTAATGACATTCAGGAAAAAGCGATTTACTGGGGCAACCCGAACCAAACGCAGGCCACCAACTGGGATGCCGGATCTAAGACATCCGTCATGGCTTACGAATGACGCGATCCGATCAATGGCCGAAGCTTCTCGCGTCTTTCATCGAGACGCGCCGCGGCCGGCCGTTCGCCTGGGGCGAGCACGATTGCTGTTTATTTGCGGCCGATTGGATCCGCGAGGCAAC